CAATTCTTCACGCGCGGGGTGAAAAATTGGGATTGGGCTTTGCTGGAGGCGGATTTTTTGCCACCACCGGGGTGGCGCAAATGGTATGATTATGGAGACGAAAACCACAAAAACCAGCGCGGCGAAGCGCACGCCGCCGCCACCGAATAAGAAAATTGCCGTGCCCACCGCCGAGGAGTGCGGTGTTAAGATTCGCAAGGCCCTCAAGGCCCAAGGCGCATACTCGGAGGGGCTGGAGTTTGCCATCACCGTTGCCGCCGGTAACTACCACTCTTATCTCAAGTGCCTTGCCTCGATGAGCAAGCGCGCCAAGGTGATGTATCCCGTGCTCACCCGCGAGGGATCCAGGGCATACAAGATATATCCCGATATCGAGCACATCCCCACCATCTCGAAGGCCCTCAAGGAATCCCTCAAATCCCTCGGCCTCACTCTCGACACCATCGAGGTTACCGATGATGATCCGCTCGATGCGCTCCACGAGAAGGTGAATGATGCCCTCAATGGATGATTTAACCAAGCAATATCTCCGCAAAGCCAAGAAGGATGCGGTTGAGGTGCTCCTGGAGAGGGGGCGCGAGGCCATCGCCGCCCTCGGGCTGGCCGAGGTGGATCCCCGCCTCGAGGCCTATTGCCTCGGGCTGGTTGAAAACCCCGAGGCGCACAATCTATTTGAGCTCCTTGCCCTCCGGCGATTCATCTCCTTTTGCCATTCGTATGAGTTGAGGCCGAATGTGGTGAAATCCAAGATAGTGGTTTTTGAGAGCTTGCGCTTCCCTTCCGAGAAGGGCCTTCGCCCCATCAAGCTCTCGCCCGTGCAAGTATTCGCCCTCACCGGCATCTATGGATTCTATCGAGCCGATGGCAAGCGGCTCACGCGGAATGTGATGCTATTCGTGCCGCGTAAGTTCGGCAAAACCACTCTCGTGGCGGGTATCGCTATCGATGAGCTCATCTTCGGAGATGCCGATGGGCAAATCTTCGCGTGCGCTAATTCCTACCAGCAAGCAAAATTGTGCTTCGATACGATGCGCGACTGCATCCGCGCCCTGGATAAAACGGGGCGGCGTTTCCGTGTCAATCGCGAGGTTATCTTCAATAAGATGCGCGGGCGCACCTCCTTCGCCCGTTGCCTCGCCTCCAACCCAAGCACCCTCGATGGCCTAAATGCCTCGCTCTATATCCTCGATGAGTTTTCGCAATCCAAGAGCGCGGAGCTCCGTAATGTGATGGCAACCTCTACCGGCACGCGGGAGAATCCACTCGAAATAATCATTACCACCGCCTCCGAGCTTCAAGAAGGCCCTTGCGTTGATACCCTTGAGGCGTATAAGCAAATCCTTCTCGGCGCGGCGGAGGATGATAGTGTATTCGCCCTCATCTTCCAACCCGATGCCGATGATATCGAGGGGGAGGCCTCTACTTGGCGGAAGGTGCAACCGCATCTCGGCTACACCGTGAAGGAGGATTATTATCAAAACCAATGGGCGAAGGCCCAGCAAACCGCCGATAATATGCTTGCCTTCCGCACCAAGCTCCTTAATCTTTTCGCGGTGAATGATGCGAAGGCGTGGATTACGGGGGATGAGATTCGGGATTTATTCAAGCCCTTCTCCTTCGATGATCTGGTGGCGGATACCCCGCCCATCACGATGGTATCCTTCGATTTGTCGGTATGGGATGATTTCTCGGCGGTAACATATGAGGTGTATGATCAGGCCCGCCAATCCTTCCATTTCCATACCGATTACTATCTCCCCGAGGAAACGCTGGGGCGGCACGCACGGGCGGAATTGTATCGCTCTTGGGCCGATAAGGGATATCTTCATCTCCTTCCCGGTAGCGTGATTGATTATGATCTCGTAATCAAAGATATCATCGCGCGAAATGGGCGCGTGCTCATCGCCGGAATCGGGTACGATCCATATCACTCCAAGCAAGCGGTTAATATGCTCCAGGCATACGGCGCGGGTAGTGTGCTCAAGCCGATAAAGCAAACCTATGGCGCATTTACGGGGGCGGTTGAAACCCTCGAGATGATGATTAAAACCAAGCAATGCACCTTCACCCCCAATCCCATCACGGCGTGGTGCTTCGGGAATTGTGATATGGATGAGGACAGTGTGGGCAACCGCAAGCCCATCAAGCGCATCCATTCAGCGAAGATTGATGGCGCAATCACTTGCCTTATGTGTCAAGATCTATTCATCAACTTTAAGCGATAGGCCACCCAAAACCGCCAATCCACCCGTAGGGTAGATAATTAGATATCCTATGTATGTTTTAATCTCCGATCTTCGGAAGCACCTCAATATCGACCATTCCGAAGATGATGCATATATCGCCGAGCTCGAGAAGGTGGCGGAGGATGCGATAGCAACCTACCTCCAGCGACCTCTCACGGATTTCGTGAATAAGGATGAGTGCTCCCACGAGGAGCTCAAGCCAGCGATCAGGCACGCGATACGCCTCCTCGTTGGCACTTGGTATGCCTCCCGCGAGGATGTGGTATTCGCTTCCACGAGCACCCTCCCCAATGGCGTGCAATCCCTTCTCCTTCCCCTTAAAAAGTTCGCGTGATGCAAGCCGGATTACTACGGGATTTCGTGGAGGTGTACCGCCAAACGGTTACCCGCAACGCCACCAACGGAGAGCAAGAGTATGCGTGGGTGAAGGCGTGGCGTGGCCGCGCCCGCGTGGAGTTTTCTTCGGGCACTCAAATGCTGGAGAATAACGAAACCATCAACACCCTCACGCGGAAGGTTACCATACGCACCAAGCCCGCATTTACGGATAAGCTCTCCACCCTCCGCATTAAGATTGGGGCGGATTTTTACCGTATCCTTTCCCGCGATATCCGGGATACGGATATGGCTACGATTATGATTGTTGAATTGATAAACGAATAATATGGCTCTCTTTGATTTCTTGCGCCTCCGCAAGCGCGATGGCTCGGATGCCGCCGCCCCGAAGGCCGACAATATCACCACCGTTCCGTGGGCGAGTGCCGGTGAGAATGAGGTAACCACCACCGAGATGGCCCTTCGCGTGGCAACGGTGTACCGATGCGCCGATATCTTGAGTAAAGGAGTGGCCCAGCTCCCGCTCATCATCAAGCGTGATCGGGGCGGTTACTTTACCGAGGATTCAAACGATATTTTTGGCCTCTATCACCTCCTTCGCTGGATGCCGAATGAGCGGCAAAGTGCCTTCGAGTTGATGCGCTCGGCGATGCTTCAACTCATTTTCCGTGGCAACGCCATCCTCGTGCCCGAAATCGGGGCGAAGGAGTACCGCCGTATCGTGCTCCTCACCCCTGGCGCGGCATCATATGACAAATACACCAACCTATACACCATCAACGATGTTGTTAATGGCGTTTTTGGCATATATCCGGCCAAAGAGGTTATCCACATCAAGAATATCTCCACCGATGGGGGATATTGGGGCGTTTCTACCATCGCATATGCGGGTAGGGTGCTTGCAATCACCTCAAATGCGGATAGGGAGAATGTTGATACCTTCAAAAGCGGTGGCTTGGTGAGGGGATTCGTGTCCGGCAAGGGCGGTGGCACTATCGGATTCGGCGCAATCCAGGATAGCCAACTCGCATCCGTGGCCGAGAATGTGGAAAAACAACTCGCATCGGGTAAGAATATCTTCAATCTTCCCGGCGAGATGAGCTTCAATCAGCTTTCCCTCTCTCCGAAAGACCTCGAATTGCTGGCAACCAAGCAATTCAATGTGCTCGAGATATGCCGCTTCTTCGGCGTGCATCCCGATAAGGTTTTCGCCCAGCAAAGCACCAATTACAAGGCATCGGAGATGAGCCAAGTATCTTTCCTCACCGATACCCTCCAGCCCTACCTCACCCAGATCGAAACCGAGTTCCAAATCAAGCTCATTCCGCGCGCCCTGGCTGGGGAATATCGCATCGATTTCGATATCGAGCCGCTTATGCAGACCGACCTCACCACGCAAGCCACTTATATGGAGAAAACAATCGCCGCCGGAGCTCGCTCCGTAAACGATTGGAGGCGCAAACTCGGCCAAAAGCCCGTGCCGGGCGGTGATGAGCCGCTTGTATCGGCCAATCTCGTGCCTCTCAACTCCCCGAAATTGCGCGGGGAGGCCACCCAAAACAAGGAATAACCCGTAAGGGTAGATAAACGCATCACCTATGGATGAGATAAGAGTATTTGATTTCTCCCGCGAAAACCGTGAATTTGCCCCGCACATCGCCGAGGGCGAAAATTCCCGCCGCGTGGAGGGCTACGCCATCGTTTTCAACCAGCGTAGCCGCGTTCTCTATGACAAAGAGAAGAAGAAATTCTTCGTGGAGGTGATTGAGCCGCGCGCCATCACCAAGGAGCTCCTTGATTCTTGTGATATCAAGTTCCTTTTTAACCACGATAACAACCATATGCTTGGCCGCTCCACCTTCGGATACGGCTCTTTGAGCTACGAAATCGATGATTACGGGGTAAAATTCTCCATCGAGCTCCCCAATACCTCCGATGGTAACGATGTGCTTGAGCTCATCCGCCGTGGGGATATCTTCGGGTGCTCCTTCGCCTTCAAGTACGATAAGGATGGCGTTGTGGATGTGAAGAAGAATGGTGAAAACCTCCGCACCATCATCAAATTCGCCTCGATTCACGATTTCTCCATCGTGGTGGATCCCGCGTATTGGGGCACTTTCGTATCCTCCCGCGCCTTCGTTGAGCCGAAGGAGGAGGGTGAGAAGGCATTCCCCGCCTCGCTGGAGGCCGAGCTTGAAAACCTCAAAAACATTTAACCCATCAATAAACTCTAATCATTATGCACAAAGACACAAGAGCTCGTTTCTTTGAGCTCAAAGCCAAAATGACCGCGCTCCTCGAGGGAGCAAAGTCCGAGAATCGTGCGCTCACCGAGGAGGAGAGCGCAACCCTCGCGCAGTACCGCAACGAGCTCTCCGAGCTCCAGGTTGAAATGCAGATCGAAGCCGCAACCCGTATGGCGGAGGCCTCCCGCGCCGCCAACCCCGCCGCAACCCAGCGCGAAATCGCTCTCCGCTTCGCCGAGAAGATGGTAGCCGCCGCCAACGGCACTCCTATTGAGGTTACCAACCTCCGCTCGGTTAATGACCGCGATAGCGTAGCGGGTGATACCGGCCTCACCATCGGCGATATCATCGAGCCGCTCGAGAAGGGTAACATCCTCGGCCTCCTGGGTTGCAAGATCCAGACGGGCCTCACGGGTGCTTGGAAATATCCCGTTGTTGCCGCCATCGAGGCAAGCATCGCGGGTGAATCTTCCGAGATCTCCGATTCCGCCCTCACCATCTCCGCCGTTCAGCCCACGCCGCGCCGTGTGGCCCTCTCCATCCTCGTAACCCGTAGCGCGCTCAACGCCACCAACGATGAGCTCCGCGATATCGTTCTCAAGCAGATCGTGGCGGGCCTGGATCGCCTTCTCAACAAGTGGATGTTTAAGGAGAGTGCCGTGGCTACCGGCGTAAACGGCCTCTTCGTTTCTCCCGGCACCACCGCCACAATGGCATCCACCGCTCCCACCTACGCCGAGGTGCTGGCCCTCAAAGCCGCCGTGGATAGCAAGGGTGTGAAGCCCGACACCACCGCCGCCTATGTTATGACCAACGCAACCCGTGCCGTGCTGGAGGCAACCCCGAAGGGTAGCACCACCGGCGGTATGATCTGCGAGGATAACAAGATCAACGGCGTTCCCGTGTTCGTTACCGAATACGCCCCCGCCGGATCCATCGAGTTCGGTTATTTCTCCTACGCCCTCGTTGGGCAGTTCGGAAACACCGAGGTTATCGTGGATCCTTTCACCAAGGCCACCAGCAACTCCGTGCGCTTCGTGCTCAATACCGATTTCGATATCAAGCCCGCACGCCCGGAGGCATTCGGTATCCTCAATCCTCACGCCTAATCGCCCAAACCAATCAAGGGGGCGGGAAACACCCGCTCCCTTCTTTGCCCTATGAGTACGAATGCGAATATGGTGAGCGTGGATTCCCGCGAGGTGGAGAGGGCTATCGATCTGATCGATCCCTCGAAATCCTCACGGCTCAAGGCATCCTTCAAGCAAGGCACGCGCAAATCGCTCAACATCATCCGCACATCGGTAAGGCGAGGGGCTTCCGCCGTAACCTCCAACCGCGAGAAGCGCAATAAGGGCGTATCCACCAAGATGTACAAATCCACCCTCGGAGGATCCGTTGGTATAAATACGAGCTTCAAGCTCTCCAATGGCCGATGGTTTGGATTGTACCTCTTGGAATTGGGTACATCCGATGTGATAGGCAGAAACGGAAAGCGGCACGGCGCAACGCCCGCAAAACCATTCTTCGCCTCCGCCGTAAGGGCATCGATGGATAAGGCCACGGATTCCCTGGGTAACAACATCATCGCGGCTATCGAAAAGGCCGCTCAAAAGCAATGATTCTCTCGATATCGGAGCATATCTATAAGGTGCTTTCCACCACCAGCGCGCTCGTGGCACTCGTGGGGGATAGGATTTACCCCCTCGGTACGAAATCCGAGGTATCCTTCCCCTTCTTGGTATATGAGCGCGATAATGTGGAGGTGGATTACGATAAAGCCGCCAGGCGCACGGCGATAGTGGATGTATCCATCTATTGCGTATCCGATACCTACACCCAATCCCTCACGCTTGCCGAGATAGTGGTTAATGCGCTGGATAAGGTGGAGGCCTCTTATACGGGTTTCAATGTGGTGGATGCACACCTCGCCGCCGCTTCGGAGGATTTCGTGGAGAATACATTCGTACAACGCATCAATTTTAGATTTCAAATAACCGAAAACAATGGATAAAGGTAACGCAAGAAAATTCTATTTGAGTGCTTCGGGCGGTGCAACCTATACCTGGCTCGAGGGTGAGCAAAGCAACTCCCTCTCCCGCTCGGCGGAAACCCTCGATATCTCCGATAAGGATGGCGATTGGGCCGAATCCGTTCCGGGGCGCAAGAGTGCCACCGCCGAGGTAACCATCCATCTCGATGATACCGCAAGCGCGGCCCAGCACCAAATGCTCGCCGCCCTCCACAACGGCCAAACGGTGCATTGCTTCATCGGCACACTCACCGGCACCACCCCCGCCCCTTCCGTTGGTGATTTCTTCGAGGCGGTTATCACCGCTATCAATGACACCAACGATAAGGATGCCGTGGCAAGCCGCCAGATCTCGCTCCAGGTAACCGGCGCGATCACTCATTATCCCGCTATCTCAAGTCAGTAGTTGGGTATGATTCGCTCCCGTTATGAAATCGAATTAAGGGAAGGGGTGAAGGTAGAAATGCTTTTCACCCTTGCCCTTTTCGGTATAGCAAAGAAGCGCGGCATCTCCCTTGATCTGGAGGCCGATGCCTCCGCCGATGAGCGCATCACATACTATGTAAAGATGATGTATGTGGCCGCTATCCTCGCGTGGGAATACCGCGCCATTGATACCCCGAGCATCGGGGATTTCCCGTACACTATGATGGATTTCGGCGAGTGGAGTGGTAACCACCCCCTCCAATTTGCCAAGATGATTAAGGGCGCATCCGCCGCCATTGCTGGAGTTGATATCGAGGATGGTGATCAGGATGCCGCCGATGGCGAAAAAAAAAATTAACGGCACTCGACTACGGCGAGGTTGAGGCGTTTCTCGTGGGGCATTGCCGAAAGACCGTAAGGGAGGCGATGCTTGTATCCGCCGAGGAGTATAACTACCTCCTTCGGGGCTATAACGAGGAGATGCAAGCGAAATACAATGTAGCGCGCTGGATGAGCTTCAATTCGATGCTTCTCTCGCCCTTCATTAAGCACAAGCCGCTTACGCCCGAGCAATATGCCCCCTTCCCGTGGGATAAGCCCCGCGAGATTCACTATTCAAAGGTAACTCACGAGGAGGTGGCGGAGCTCGAAAAAATGAGAATGGAATTTTTGGCTAATAAACGGAGATGAGTAAGATAGGCGATGTAATAGTGAAGATGCTTCTCAAATCGGATGATTATGAGAAGGGCCTTGCGCGTTCCAAGAAATCAACGCAATCCTTTGCCAAGACTATCACCAAGGGCTTTACCGCCGCCATCGGCCAGGTAACCGCCCTCATCGCCGCCATCGCTGGAATAGCCAAAGCTCTCGATAAGGTTTCCAAGGCAAACCAAACCTTCGGGGATAAGTGGGCATCCTTTACAACGGGCCTCAAAGGCGCGTGGGATGAGTTTGCCCGCTCGGTGGCCTCGATGGATTTCTCCCATCTATTCTCCCGCCTCCACGAAGCATCACAAGCCGCACGCGAGCTCTATGATGCCGTGGATGGTATGGGTGAGATAATGACCGCCTACAACATCTCCAGCGCGAAGCAAGCCAAGCATCTCGCCCAATTAAGGGTGGAGATGAATAACCAAAACCTATCTCTCGATGAGCGCATCGCCAAGGCCAAGGAATACCTTCGTATCTCCAAGCAACTCGAATCGATGCCGCTCCGAGGCCTCTCCCGCGTTTCGGATGCCACCATCACAAAGACAATGACACAAATGGGCTACCGCTTCGAGGGGCTTACGAAGAAGCAAATCGAATCGGCCAAGAAATCATTTGTGCAATTCTTCGAGTGGCTTGGCACGGAGGCCGGAGAGAAGGCGTACAAGAAGATTAACGCCGCGTATGATGGCGGCAAGGGCGTTGCCTCGGGTAAATATGCGCGCACCTTCCAGGCAATGGATTATCGCGGCGAAGCACCCGGAGGCCAGCAATGGCTCATTTGGCTCAAGGAATACGCCGAGAAGGTATCCGATGAGGATCGTAAGGCTCTCGAGGATGCCATCGTGCAATTCTATCAAGCCGATGCGGCATTTGATGAATCCACCCGTAGGGTGCAAAGCCTCCTCAATACACTCGAATACAACCGCGATCACCCGAGTGGCAAGGGAGGTGGCGAGAGCAAGGCGAGTAAAGCGCGCGATATCAAGGCGGAAGCCGCCGCAATGCGCGCGGCCTTCGAGGAGCTTGGCAAGTTGCCGGATCTCCCCGCGCTGGTTGGTAAGGTATCCTATGAGATGCCCGATATCATCTCCGATGAGTGGCTTCGCCGCCAGCAAGAGCAAGCCGATAAAATGAAGGCGTGGCTCGATGAGCTCAAGGCCAAGTGTGAGGATGCCGCATACGATATCACCAACGCCGTGCAAAGCGGCATCGTAAACTCCATCGATGTGCTGGCCGAGGCCATCGGATCCGGCGAGGATATCGATGGCGGTGCGGTAGTGAAGGCCCTCCTCTCTCCGCTTGCCGATGCTTGCATCTCGGCGGGTATTCTCATTATGACTACCGGCAAGGCCGTTGAGGCCCTCCGCGATTCGCTCCTCTCGGGCCTCGTTACGGGTGGCATCTCCGCCATCGCGGCGGGCGCGGCTCTGATCGCCGTTGGCGCGGCGGCAAAGATAGGCCTTGCGGCCATCGGAAGCGGCCAATCCTCCGGCTCGGCAACATCTACCGCCGCAACGCCATCCACGGGAGGCAACTCCACGCAAACCATACAAAGCGAGCTCACCATCAATGTGAAGGGCACGCTCAAGGGATCCGATATAGTGATATCCGGCCAGCGCACCGTAAACTCTTGGAATCGATAGGGCTATGGCATTCAGTATTTCAAGCTATTCGCTCAAGTATTATAAGGAGTTTACCAATCTCCGCAAGGATAGGGTGCGCCTTGAAATCTACGAGAAGGGCGCATCGCTCTCCAGCGATTACCCAATGGAGATTGGCGAGCTCAATGGCCTTGCGCTGGAGGTTGAGGGTAGATCCGAGAGCGTTGATGTGCCTATCGTGAAATCCACCCTCACCTTCTCAATGGTGGATACCTCGGATATGCCCAATGAGTATATCCCCGATACCTGGAATCCCAATACGGGAGAGCCAACCTCCTCGCATATCCGCAAGCACGGAAATTGGCAAGAGTTCTATACCCCCGATGCCACGAAATACCTCGTGCGCGTATATACCTCGCGCTCTGCAACGATGATGTTGAGGTGGCAAGGGTATATTACCCCCGATTCGTGGGAGGAGAGCTTGGCGTATCGCGGTACGGTTACCATTACCGCCCGCGATGGCCTCGGTGCTCTCTCGGAATTGGCCTTCGATATGAGCGCGGATTCCAACGGTATGGTAAAGGCCCGCACGCTGGTGGAGAGGGCTTTCTCGAAGGCAAATATCCCAATGGAATTGTATATCGGGGAAAGCCATAATACCTATGATGGCATCCTCCAGGATTCCGATGGAATGAAGGTGCTCGATGTGGTGATGAATCGCTCGGCCTTCGAGGATATGAGTTGGTACGATGCGCTCGAGGCGGTGCTTAACTCACTCGGGCAAGCATTGCGCTTCTCCGATCCAAATGGCTTCGTGCTCATCCCGCTCCGCTACCTCCCGCATCTCAACTATGGCGAGGAGATAGGCCCGCTCGAAGAACTGGAGTGTGATATGCAATTCCACTCCGGCACTAAAATGCTCGATCCCGCGTATAAGTCAATCGTGGAGAAGATAGATTTTGGCTTCGATGCTGATAAGGAAATCATCGCCTCGGATTATAATACCGTATTCCGAGATGATGAAACCCCCTCATATACCTTCCGGCATCTTTATTATGTGGATAGCCATAATAACTACTATCTACAAAGCACCGCCGCCCTCCACGCCTCAATGGCGTATGGCGATGATGGCGCGTGGGATCCAGGGAGTTACCCTTCCTATCTCGATGCCAGCCGTTACCAAATACTCCAGGAAACGCTCGATATGGAGGGCGATGATTGCAAGAAATATGTATTTGCCGCCGCAAATAGCTATGATTCCAACCGCCCGCCCCTTCCCACCTTCAAGAAGCGGATGCAATCTTCCTTCTGCAAGCTAACGCTCGAGTTTGCTCCCAATCCCGCCACCGTGTACAACGAGAATGGATATAATGATTGGACAGGGTACAACGGCGGAAGGCTGGCTATAATGAGCGCATATCGCACCAAGAGGATAACCTACTACATCCGTTATCAAAATAACATCTCCTTTGCGGCCTCTACCGTTTATCGGTATTGGAATGGCTCGGGGTGGCAATCCTCCGCGCCGAGCACGGATCTTTATAAGGAGTGGGATGTATTCAACGAGGCGGCATCCTCGATGGAGCTCTATCTCGCCGATTGCCCCGATGTGGGTAAGAATGGCTATCTCGTGATTGGCCTTATGGGTATAGAAATGCATATGTACTACCCTTATTCCGAATCCCTTCTTTATCGGAGCCGGGGAGTATTCTTCCGCATCAAGAGCGTGCGCTTTGAATCCCAGATCAAGCAAAACATCGAGAGCCACACTACCACCACGAATAACCAACTCAATACCGCGTGCAATGTGCGGCTTGAGCGCAATCCCAAGTTTGGCTTCTTGCCGCAAGATGTGGCGATGCTATTCGCGGATAGTTATAAGTATGCCTTCTTTTGCTATAAGAATGGCGTGCTCCAGCCCGCACCGTATAAATGGCGGTGGGCAAATACCGGCACACTCGAGCCGTTCCCCGCATTGGTGGCGAAGCAACTCCTATGCTACCACGCCGCGAGTGAGGAGATTCTCGAGGGCGATTGCTCCCCCGAAAGCCCGAGCTACCCGAGCGAGTTCCATTGCATATTTATGTACAAAACCGTGGGCCATATGATGCAAGGCGGCACGCTGGATTTCCGAGAAGGGAGATTCGTTTCCGCCTCCATCCGTAGCTTCAAGTTGTACGAAGATTTGTTTAGTAACTGATATAGATATGGCAACAATACCAGCAAAACGCATTGAGAGCGATGTGCATCTCAAGCTCACGCTCAAGGATAACGGTGTATCCATCGGATGGGATACCGTTGAGGTAAAGCAAGTGTGTATGTATTCGGTGGATCAACAAGCATTCGCCGGGCATTGCTCCTTTGCCGTTGATGGTGAGGATAACCTCATCCTCAATGTAGTATATCCCGCATCCGAGCAACTCTATCTCGGCCCTCACCGTATCGTGGTGCGGCTGGATATGGATGGCGATATCGCCACCTTCGATGCCCTCGCCTTCACCTTCAAGAGCTATACCGATTCAAGCGGCTCGGTGGTTACCGAGGATGATGTTGAGGTAGGTATCGAGGTGGAGGAGGTGGATACCACCATAATGCACGAGATTCTCGCCGCTTGCCAGGCCGCAACCGATGCCGCCCTGGAGGCGGAAGCCGCCATCGAATCGGCGGAAGCCGCCCGCGTGGAGGCCGAGAATGCCCGCGTAACCGCCGAAAATGCCCGTGCCGCCGCCGAGGCCGCACGCGCCAACGCGGAATCGGCCCGCGTATCCGCCGAAAGCGATAGGGTAACCGCCGAAAACGCCCGAGTTGCCGCCGAAACGGCAAGGGCGGAGGCTGAAAACCTTCGTAAGACCGCCGAAACGGCTCGGGAAGCCGCCGAGAGTGCCCGCGTGGAGGCCGAAAACGCCCGCAAGAGTGCCGAAACGGCCCGCGCCACCGCCGAATCCCTCCGCGTGGAGGCCGAGAATGCCCGCGTAACCGCCGAAAACGCCCGTGCCGCCGCCGAGGCCGCACGCGAAAGTGCGGAGGCCTCCCGTGTATCCGCCGAGAGTGCCCGTGCTTCCGCCGAAACGGCCAGGCAGACCGCCGAGGCATCCCGCGAAAGCGCGGAGGCCCTTCGAGTTGCCGCCGAAAATCTCCGTGAGCAAAATTGCGCGGCGGCTATCACCAACCTCACCAATACCGTAAACGCCCTCACGCTGGGCCTTTTCTCCCTGATCGTTGAGGATGGGGAGCTCGTGGCCGTTTATAATGTGGAGGGTAGCGTATTCGAGGGCGGCGGTGTATCGGATGATGGTGAGATTTATCTCGAGTTCGATGTATAACGAATAAAACCCAAAGATATGATTACAAGATTAACCCTTGCGCCCATCATCCATTGGAAAGGCCAATGGGTAGAGGGCACGGCCTACAAGAAGAATGCGGTGGTGGCGAATGACGGTAGCACCTTCATCGCAAACATCGCCAATCCCGCTACCGAGCCAACCGTTACCTTCGATGCCGAGCACAACACCTATACGGTGAGCGAGGGCTGGGGGCTGGTTGCCTACGGCTCTACCGCCGACCTCGCCGAAACCGTGGCCGAGCACCGCGCCGATCAGTTGAGGGATGAGGATGTAATAGCCGAGCATCTCGCCTACCTCCTCGAAGAAATCAAGGGCCTCGCCTCCGTGGTGGATAACCTCGGGGATGCCCGTGCCCGTTCCCTCTCGCTGGATACGATGCTCCAGATCTGCGGCTCGAAACTCATCCTCTCCGGCTCGGGCGCGCCCGCAATCGCGCCGGATTTCGTGGGGCAGATATACGAGGATATCTCCAATAAGCTCCACTATGTAGCCCTTGGCAATGCATCCACATCCGATTGGGTGCCGGTAGCCAATAAGGCCGTAACCGATGCCCTCTCCTCGGGTAAGGTGGATAAGGTGAATGGTAAGGGCCTCTCTACCGAAGATTACTCCAGCGAGGAAAAGAGCAAGCTCGCCGGTATCGCGGAGGGTGCTCAAGTGAATGTGCTCGAGAAGGTGGCGGTGGATGGCACTCTACTCGAAATCTCCGAGAAGGGCGTGAATATCATCCTCTCCGGCAAGGTGGATAAGGTTGAGGGGAAGGCTCTCTCCACCAACGATTACGATAACGATGAGAAGGCGAAAAATGCCTCCAACAAGAGCCGCCTCGACACCATCGAGGTGGTAATTGCGGAGCACCTCGCCTCCATCCGCGCCGAGCTCCTCGGATTCGCCTCCGTGGCGGATAACCTCGGGGATGCCCGTGCCCGTTCCCTCTCGCTGGATACGATGCTCCAGATCTGCGGCTCGAAGCTCATCCTCTCCGGCTCGGGCGCGCCCTCCGCAATCCCCGATTTCATCGGCCAAGAGTATTGTGATACCACCAACAAGAAATCGTATAAGGCCTTTGGCAATAGCTCGGTTTCCGATTGGGTAGCCCTCAATTAGTAACAACTTTTATAGTCTATCGATATGATTAAAGAGTACAACAACAAAGCGGCCCACGATGCCGCAACAAGAAGCACCACGGAAAGCGAGGCCTCTCTCCTCCTGGATACGAGAGAAACCCTTATCGATGGTGTAAATGTGAAGATATCGCTCTCCCCGAAGGTAGGCGATATCGTATGCCACGATGCAAATGGCAAGGTGCATTTCATCGCTCTCGATACCTTCCACGCCCTTCCCTCGGGCTGGGTGGTTATCGGCGTGGTTGCCCATCGCCAGGGTAGGCGCATCCTCGTTGCCTACAAGAGCCAGGCATCGAAGAAATTCTCCGATGTGTACCAATGGATCGTAACGGGCTACACTCTCGATGGTGAGAGCCACGAGTGCGCCGTTACCCTCCACGGCGAGGTGGATGGCACATTCACTTACGCCGCCTCCAGCAAGTCCGAGTTCAAGAGCCAATTCTCCGATTGGATTCTCAACCACGAGCTCGCATCCTACCATTACTCCGTTCACGAGGATGCCAATGGCAACATTATCCTCCAGCTTGACAACTACTCCGCTTATGAGGGCGGCAACTCCATCACGGGCCTCACCCTCACCCCGAACGTAGCCACCGAGCTCCCCGCCATCTCCAGCGCACCTCGCGTGAATGGGAATACCACCTATTGGGCCGGAATGTGCCGCAAGAAATTCTTCGATTACTACTCCGTATCGGGTACAACCCCCGAGAGCCAGGTGGCCCTCACCGCTACGGATGTGGTGAATCTCACGGCCTTCAAAACCAACGCCTATTGCGACCTCCTCCGGGGCGCGTATTGCGTGGATCCCGCCAATCCCACCGATGATGATTACATCGCCTATCTCGATGCCAATATGGTGCGAGTGCCATACACTCGTGGCGTTATGGCCGAGCTCTACCGCGATGGTAAGGCCAACACCAAGGCCCTCGCATCGGTAACCTACGAGGATCAGGAAAACCAGATCAAAATCAAGTATCCCGCCGCCAATTACGCCGCCGGAATCGGCTTCGAGGGCGTGAAGGGCTTCGAGGTAGGCGATTTCTACATCCCTTCCCCCGCCGAATGGGCCGAGGTGATGCGCGATATCACCTACGGCGGTGCTGGTGTATCCGGCTCGGCTATCGATCCGATTAACCGTAGCTTGGTGGCCGTGAGTGGTAGCCCCATCTCTTGTACCACCAACTATTGGCTTGCCGCTCGGTACAGTGCAGATAGCGCGTGGGGCTATGGCGGCAGCAGCGGTAACATCTACGGCGACCACTACTTTTACTACGCATTAACGGTGGTGCCGGTTGCGCTTTATACCCTCGCCGAATAGGCGAGGCTAACCTTAAACCTTGGTGGAGGTGTCGGTAACGCACCTCCACCTTTAATCTTATCTCGAGTACAATGAAATCCGACAAAGCGGGAATCTTCATCGACCTCAAATTGCTCAAGCGGAAACTCCGCCTCGCGCAATTTTGTATGACAAAGGCAGACCGATTGATATATGGCACGCCCGCGCTCTCCGAGTGCAAGGCGGTGATATCTCATTTCGTAATGGCGTATGATTTCGCCGATGAGAAGGATTACTATATCCGGCAATTCACGGCGGAATTTACCAACCTCCGCCTTGATATTGAGGAGATGTTTGAGGAGAATGTGATAAAGGCAACGAATCCCGAGGCCATCGGAGGGCGGCACATCAACCCCGAATCTCTCAAGAAGGAGATGGTGGATTTGCTGGGCCGCATCGATGAGGGTATGGGTAAGTTTGCCCGCGCAAACGATCCCTCGAAGAATCTCTCCGCCTGGAGGGCGAAGGTGCTTGAGATGCTCACCGAAATCGCAAAGGGTAAAGGCGCGAAGAATTGATGAGGCAAGATCGGGGTAGTTTTATACCTCGGCAGACTGATAAAATCAAAGGGGCGGCGGCTCTCATTTAGAGCTATAAGCAAGATATGCCGCCTAAAGTACCACCAACTATTGGCTTGCCGCTCGGTACAATGCAGATAACGCGTGGAACTATAACGGCAACAACGGTAACATCAACAACAACAACTTTTACAACGCATTAACGGTGGTGCCGGTTGCGAATTGATTTGAAAGAGTATGGATCTCGGTGGCGATCTGATCGAGGCGTATAAGCGCACTCGGAAGAATAAGCGGAGGAGCGAGGATAGCGTTCTCTTTGAGATGCATTGGGAGCGCAATCTCCGCGACCTCCGCAAAGCCATTGAGGCTCGAAACTTACGATCTTCCGCCTATACCTTTGTGCGGTGGGATCCCCGCCCGCGCGAAATCTTTGCTTGTAATATGGGCCAGCGCGTGGCGCATCATTACATCGATATCCGCCTCCGCCCTCTCATTGAGGCGGAGCTCACGGATAGAACTTACAACAACCGCGAGGGATTCGGGCCGGATGCGGCCACCAATGCCCTCATCTCCGATATCTATGAGGTAAGCCGTGGCTTCACCCGTGATGCCTGGATTATCAAGTGGGATATCCAAGGGTATTTCCCGAATGCGCGCCAAGAGTTGGTTTATAAGCAACTCTCCGAGCTGGCCGTGCGTAACTACGAAGGAGAGGATAAGGATATCCTCCTATACCTCATCCTCGTTTCGGTATTCTCATACCCCACGCATCATTGCTATCGCAAATCGCCCCTATGGAAATGGGAGCTTATTCCGCCCGATAAGAGTTTATTCACGAAGGATGATGGCATCGGCGGAGCAATCGGGCATCTCATATGGCAAAACGCGATGAATTACTATCTCAATGATTTGGATCATTGGTTGAGGGATGATTTGCGCCTGGCCTTCGGGCGTTTCGTGGATGATTCGTGGGCGGTGGTGCAAAACAAGGAGGCGTTTCTCACGCTGATGCCCGAGATACGCCGCCGGATGGCGGAGGTTGGTTGCCGCCTACACCCGAAGAAATTCTATTGCCAGCATTACACCAAGGGCGTGGAATTTCTCGGCACGCACATCAAGATGGATAGGGTTTACCTCAATAACCGCATCGCCCGGCGGGCGGCAAGGGCCATCCAAAACTATAATAAATGCGTAAGGGTAGAAAAGCTCGATGGCTTCGTGGCATCCATCAACTCGTATCTCGGCTTTTGTAAGGGCCGCAATGCGTATGGAATAGCCCGCAACCTGATCGATATGGTAAATCCCGCTTGGTGGGAGTTTTGCCGATTCAATAAGGAGCGGCTTTGTGTCGAAATGAGAGAGGGATACACCTACCGGGAGCGCATATGCAAGAAATATCATCTCAAAATAAAGAAGAAGAAATGAAACGCAACGAAATCCAAGAGCAACTCAATGCTTGCGAGGCCCATCTCCTCGAGCTCAAGCAAATCCTTGCATCTTCCGATGAGCACGCTCTCAAGTGCTTCAAGAAGGGCCTTATCTTCGAGGAGGAATACCCCGAGGAGGCATCCGCCTACGAGGCCGCGCGCCTGGAGTATAACTCCACCGAGGCCGAAATCGATAACCTTCGCACGATGCTCGATGTAGCCATTAAGGAGGAGGAAGAAGAAGCCCACAAGGAAGAAGAATAATCCGCCGCTATGGTAGAGTACACCATCACCGATAACAACATCCACATCGTGGATAGTTACAAAGTGCCCAAGGCCCGCTTCGCGCCGGAGCTTGAGCATATCCGCTTGTATCATCCCCGAAATGCGGTGCTTGTCAATCGCTCCATTACCTCTCTCTCTCGGGAATGGGCTACCCATAATGCCCTTTATTGCCTCGGTATCTTCCGCTCCCATACGGAGGCGGTGGATCTGGAGTATCCGCAAAAGTGGTATATGAGCGCGATGTATTGGGCGGTTGGTGCTATCGTATGGCCCTTTATCAAATAATCGCATATGGCAAAAGACAAAAAGAAGCCCGATCTCGGCGAGGCCGAGAATAAGGCGCAAGCACAAGCCGCTCCCGCTCCCGCTCCCCAGCCCGAAGCCCCCGCCGAGGAGGTAGTGGAGGAAAAGGAAAAACCCGCGCCGGAGGTTGAGGCCGCACCCGAAAAGGATAATGCCCCCGCCGCCGAGGAGGAGAAAGCCCCCTCGGACTATGATCGCATCCTTGCGATGATTCACAAAGCACAAGGAGGGAAATAGCTATGAGATTCTTTGAATGGCTCGAGCATTTCTTCGAGAAATACGGCCTCCTTTGCGTGTTGGCCGTTGAGGCACTCCTTCTCCTTCTCGCCCTGATCGCCATCGTGGCCTTCATCGTTATCTCTCCCGCGTGGAGGGTGGTATGCTGGTTTGGCTTCGCGGGCATCATCATTATCCTCGCAGTGATTGCCTATGGCATCGTGGATGAGGTGAAGCACATCCGTAAATTATAGGCCCTATGAGCGAGATAGTTATTGCAATCCTTTCCGCTCTCGGCGGAATCCTCGGCGGCGGCACGCTGGTTGCCCTCATCCTCATCCCGCAAACAAAGCGCAAGGAGAATCTCAACAATGATTCCCTTGCCATCTCGGCCCTCAAGGACACTCTCAACGAGGTGCGCGCCGAAAACAACCGTAAGGATGAAATCATCGAGCGCATCACGGATGAGAGGGATGAGGCCCGAAAGAGGTACGAGGATAAGTGTGAAGAATCCGCATCCGCCAAGAGTATGCTTTGCGTGCATATGGGGTGCGTGCTCCGCGATCCCGCGCTCGGCCAGGGCGATAACTACCTCAAGGCCCACGCGGGTGATCCGACACTCGGCGCGGATTATACTCCCGTGAATCAACTCCTCCAGCGCATCGGAAAGAAGCGCAAAGCAACCGAAACGGAGGAGGAGAAATGAAGCTCACCGTAATCCGCCGCTTTCGCGGCCCTCTCTACACCATCGGCACGCTCTATGTGAATGGCGCGGTATTCTCCGACACTATGGAGGATCCAGATCGCGGCCTTCGCTCCGATATGACACCCGCCGCCCTGGCGGCTGGAAAGAAATACGGCGATACGGCCATACCGCTCGGCGAGTACGAGATTGATATGGCCTCCGTGAGCGGAAAATTCAAGGATAGGTATTGGGCAAAACCCTACGGCGGGAAGATTCCCCGCCTCAAGAATGTGCCCGCCTTCGATGGCGTGCTCATCCATCCGGGCAACACCCAAGCCGATACGCTGGGGTGCATCCTTCCCGGCGAGAATAAGGTGAAGGGCAAAGTGGTAAATAGCGCAATGGCCTTCTATCGCCTTATGGATGCATATCTCCTCCCCGCCTACCGGCGCGGCGAGAAGATTACCATCGAAATCCGCTACAAGTAATGAATCCTTTCGCCTTTGGATTATTATAGTACGGGGCGGTGCTTGGTTGTGAAATCGAGCACCGCATTTTTCTTCAATCGGTATGAAAAACGGAATCATATACACACTCATCACCTTGGCCCTCGTTTGGATAGCATTCCAAGCGGGGCAGATTCGCGGCAGAAACGCCCAAATTGAGCCGATAATCGGGCGGGTGGATACATTATACATCCGAGATACAATAAGGCCCAAACCGAAGGTAATAACGAAGCGCGTGGTGGATTCTATTCCATATCCCGTGCCGAAGCCCTACGCCGTTCACGATACCATCTTCTTACCCCGTACCCAGATCCACGAGGGTAACGAGGATTTTTCCGCCTGGATATCGGGGTATGAGCCGCGCCTCGATTCTATCCTGATCTTCCCCAAGGAGAAGATAATCACCAAGCCCATTGCCGTGCCAACGGTGAGGCGGTGGGGCGTTGGGGTGCAAGCGGGCATCGGCATCGTAGGCTCGAAGGATGGCGTGCAAGCCCAGCCGTACATCGGCGTTGGCGTATCATATTCGCTATTTTCTTGGTAAAATCGGAATACTCTTGAAAAATCTTTGAAAAAGTATTGCAAAATCAAAATAAATCCGTACCTTTGTATCCGGGTTGAGGCAGTTGCACCCGTTTAGCCGATACCCAAGCGAAATGTATAACTAAAATCAAAGCACAATGAAAGACACACTCAAAACCACCATCATCAAGGATGATAATTTCAACACCGTTGGCGTTGAGATGGTTTCGCCCACCGGCCACTCCGTTTATTACTACGGCATTTCCGCCGCCGCGCCAAGCTACTACAAGAAAGAGGTATTTGATAGGTATTTCGATGAATACCTCGAGCTCTCTACCCTCCTTGCCGAGAAGGAGGCCCTCAAGAAATGCGAATCACAATTCTTTGATATTGCCCTCAAGGCCCTCGGCGAGAAGGTGGTGAGTGGCGTTGGATTCGATTTCTCGGTATGGCGCAAGCGCATTGCGGAAATCGAGGCACGAGAGTTGGAAATCGTAAACTCTATCAAATAGGTTTCACCCAGGGGCGGCTCACCCCCGCCCCTTCATCCTTTACCATATGACACCCAAAGAATTGGAAAAGTATCGGAGGCCGCTCCCTCCGGGTATCCTCTCGGATCTATTCGTGGAGGATAACCGCGAGGATGAGTACGGCGTATATGCCACGGGCCTCTTTGCCTATAAGGGCAAGAATGTGTTTATATCCGTTGAGGGAGGCCGTTGGCATCTCTCCGTATCGGCGGGCCATACCCTTGGCTATTACGAGCTCAAGGAAATCCGCTACAAGTTTATGCCGAATGATATGGAGGTGGCCCAGATCTTCCCGCCGAGGGAGGAGTTTATAAACCTCCACGAGAATTGTTTCCACCTATACGAATTAACCCCAGCCGAATAATATGAATATCTATCAAATCGAGGCCAGCAATCCACGCAAGGCGTGCGGGCTGGATAGTAAGTGCTTCCGTAGTGAAACCCGCGCAATGCTGGCACTCTACGAGCACGGCTTTGAATACTCAAGCGAAGCGAAGCTCTATCATAACGGGGCTACCGAGGCGTGGATTGTAAAGCGGGAGGTGGTATGATCGGGCGCGATGAGGTGTTGAGGGTATTCACGGCCTTCTCGGGCTACGATAGCCAATGTATGGCCCTCGATAGAATTGGGGTGAATTATGAGCTCGTTGGCTGGAGCGAGATAGATCCGAATGCCATCGCCGCCCATAATGCGGTATATCCGCAATGGGCCGATAGGAATGCGGGGGATATCTCCAAGATAGATTGGGGGGGGGCAACCCGATTTCGATTTATTCACCTACTCATCTCCGTGCCAGGATTTCTCGAATGCTGGAAGGATGGCCGGAGGAGAGGAGGGATCCGGCACGCGCTCCTCGCTTCTATGGGAATGCCGCAAGGCCATTATCGCCAAGAAGCCGAAATATCTCCTTATGGAGAATGTGAAAAACCTCGTATCGGGGGCTTTCCGCCCTACATTCTTCAAATGGCTTCGAGAGCTTGAGGAGTATGGCTATACCAACCATTATAAGGTGCTCAACGCGAAGGATTTTGGCGTGCCCCAAAATCGGGAGCGCATCTTCGTTGTGTCAATCCGCGATGAGGTGGGGTGCTACTATTTCCCGAATCCGATTCCTCTCGAGAGGCGCATCCGCGATATCGTTGAGGAGGAGGTTGATGAGGGGTATTTCCTTTCCGAGAGCCAGATCGCCGGGATCCTTGGGCATTGTGAGCGCAAGCTGGCCGAAGGATGCGGATTTAGGCCGCAATTCCGAGGGGGGGGCAGATATCCACGGCAATAACAACGCGCTACGGAGCGCGGCAAACGGATACGATGTACCGCGTGCCTTCCGATACGGAAGAAGCCAAACGAAAACCGTAATCGATGCCGATGGCGTTTCTCCGTGTATCAATGATGGAGGCCACGATGGTATCGCAAAACTGATGATCAGGAAACAAAATGAAGAAAACCCTCAAGATTAAACAAGCAACCGCCAAGGGTTATGTTGAGGTGGAGGAGATGGGATGCTTCAATGCCGCCTATCCCACCAGCGAAACCCGCCGAGGCCGCGTGATAGAGGGGGGGGTATCGCTCCAACCATCACGGCATCCTCGGGCGATTCGATAATCCTCTTTATGGGCTATGAATCCGAAAACAATTTGCATCAATCCGAAGGTTGATGGGAAGCAACCCTCCCTCGAGTGGAGAGTATATGATTGGGGGGGGGTATCCACGGCCATTACAACAAGTTTTTTACCGATAATTATGATGGGAGATGAAGCAATACTCCGGCGGTTTACGCCTCGAGAGGTGTACCGCCTTATGGGGGTGGATGATGGCGATATCGATAAGCTCCTCGCCACACCGCTATCCCGTACCAGCCATTACAAACTCGCGGGCAATTCTATCGTAGTGGATTGCCTGGCGGCTATCTTCAAGAATCTATTTTCGCCCGAGGAGGCGATACCTAACTCGTTATTTTGATATGGAAAGTAAGACTACAAGAGGCGGGCGGCGCGCTGGTGCCGGGCGAAAGGCCAGGGGGAAGCACGGCCCGCGCACCTTATCCGTGAGTATTCGGATAAGCCAAGATACCAAGGATAAGATTGCCTTCATCTCGGCGCGCGGCTGGAAGCTCGCCACGCTGGTTGAGGCGAAGGTAAATGATGTGTACGATCTGATCGATAAGGGTATATTTGGGGAAGGCGGCTATTGATAATCCCGAGAAAATTCGTACCTTTGTGGCGATGTTGGTGCATCCTTGTGCCTACATTTCGCTTGTGGAGGGTAGGGTTTGCAACGCCCTCCCTCCTTTTGATTAGGAGCGATTATCGGGCCAAGTTGAGGCCGATTGTTTTACATATGTTTTACGGCTGGAGGGGTAAAACGCCCCCGAGATGGCTACAATAAGGAAAAACGAAACAAACGAAAAGTTTCGGCAAATTCCAAGAAAAATCGCCATTTCTGCATCGTAGAGCGGTATATTAAGCATTATTTCCCCCTATACCTATTCCAATTTTCACCGATTATTGCGTATATTTGCGGTGAATTGTTGTGCGTATGTTTTACAACGCACATCGTAAAACAAGCGAAATATGGCAACATCAAGCATCACCTACAAAGCGGTGGTGATGCCGGGGCAAAGGCGGAAGGATGGCTCATTCAACATCAAGATTCGGGTTACCTTCAAGCGCGTTAGCCGGTATCTCTCCACCAATCTCACCGCTACGGCGAAAGACCTCTCCGCAAAGGGAGAGCTCAAGGGCGCGGCCCTCATCTCGGCCAATAACCTTATCGCCCAATTCTACCAATACGCCAACGAGCTCAATTTCTTTGCGCTCCAGGAAATGGATATCGATGATGTGCTCCGATACATCCGCCGCAAGGCCTCGAGTGGCGGCGCGTTCCGGCTGGATTTCTTCGAGTATGGGTATGCATTCGCGGCCACGAAGGGCAAGGGCACGGAGGCCACATACATCACGGCTCTCAACGCCTTCAAGCGTTACCTCAACACCGACACCCTCGATATCAACGATATTACCTATCAAATGCTTTACGGCTTCGGTGAGTTCCTGGATAATGAGCCGAAGCAATTCGCCACGGTGGTGAATCCTGATCGGCGGAAGAAGGGTGAATCCTACCCCAAGAAGAAAGGCGCGGCCCGCGCTGGCTACACCAACAAGATCAAGGTTATCTATTGGAATGCCAAGAAGAAATACAACGATGAGGATAACGGCATCATCAACATCCCTCGAGATCCCTTCCAAAAGCTCGAGATTAAGTATGCGCCCAGCATCACCCACTCGGCCAAATCGCCGGAGTGGATTCAAAAGATAATCTCCTTCCACGGCCCTTGCTCGGGCGGGCAACGCCTCGCGCTGGATATCTATATCCTCTCCTTCGCCCTTATGGGGATGAATGCGGTGGATTTGCTGGAGGCCGCTCCGCCGAAGAAGGGTATCATTACCTATTATCGAGCCAAAACGCGGGATCGCCGCCCAGATCGCGCCGAGCACCGTGTGAAGGTAGATCCGAGAATTAAGCCGCTCCTCGATAAGTATCGGGATCCCGAGGGGAAGCGGCTCACGAATCTATATCTCTACTATCGGAGCAATGAAGCCCTCGATTGCTCCCTCCGTTGCCTATACCACTCTTGGGCGAAAGCCAATGGGGAAACGCCTTTCACCCTATACTCCGCCCGCCATTCGTGGGCTACGATAGCACGCTCCTCCCGCGTTGGCATCGATAAGGCGTTGGTAAACGAATGCCTCGCTCACTCGGATAAGGAGCTCAAAATGGCGGATGTGTATATTGAGAGGGATTGGAGCAACCTATGGGCGGCAAATGAGAAGGTGCTCGATCTCTTTGATTGGAGTAATATCAAGTATCTCGCCGGGCGTTGAGGTGAAGGCAAAATAATACCCCGCTTGAGGCGGGGAATCTCATCTTGCGGCCAGCATATCCAATAGTTTCGTAATTTGGGCTTGTTGCCTGGATATCTGCCTATCCTTCTCCTCCAGCAACCCGAGAAGGCGGGCCTCGTTTGCGTTTAGGTTATTGCCATTACCAACGATGGCGGCGGATTGGCCCGAGGCCGATGCGCTGGATATTGGCAAATCGGTTTCGCCATATAATTCCCCAATGGAAATGTTGAGGGCGGCGGCGATGCGCTCAACGAGCGAGCTCTTTACATCGCGGGCATCCAGCATCGAGCCGAGATTCTGCGGTGATTCGCCGATAATTTTTGCTATGGCGGTTTGTGTCTTACCATACCGCCGGAGCACTATCTTTATACTTTCTCCATTCATATAATTTCGGTTTTGCGTTGAAATTTTTCGGAATTGCTTTGAAATATCAAATAAACTCCTTACATTTGTTGCACCCGTTATTACAAAGATAAGAAGAAATGGATTATAAACAAGCAATCTACAAGGAGAGAGAGGTGGATTTAACCGCCACGGTGGAGCAATTAGGCATCCACGAAGCGGTGAAATTGCCGGTAAGCCCCACTTTCCGAATCTCCGCAATACGCACCGCCATATCACGCCTCAACGCCAAGGGAGAGGCGCGGTATTCCGTTACCGACACCATCAACCACGCCGTAATCACCCGCACCATATGATTACCAAGGCCAGCATTGAAGCCCACCGCAAGGCGAGTGAGCTCGCGGTTATCCAAACCCTCAAGCATCGCGGCGATCTCTCCGTGATGCGCTCACTCTCCGAGTGCCGGAGGGTGTACGGGCGCGAGTTCATCAATGAGGCCGTAGCAAAGGGCCTCATCGTTGGCGTGGCGGTTGGTAACCGCACCCTATTCTCAATCGAAAGTATCATCGCCCTCCAAGAGCTTCAGTTGCAAGAGGCGGATGGGCAAATCAATCTTTAATCATCAAAAACCAAGCGAAATGAAAGCAATTATCGAAAACATCGCCGCCATCGGCGTTTGGATTATCTTTATGCTCATTGCGGGCGTAATGGAATCGGATCTATCGTTCAAGGAAACCATCATTTGGATTGTGGCCCTCTTTGCCGCCCTATTCGTGTGTATCGCGGTGCTCGGCGGCTTCAAGGAGGATTCCCGTACAAATGTACCACTCGAAGCAAATAAGGCGAAATATGGCAACGAATAACAACCAATATGTAACCATCCAAGGGTGGATGGGGAAAGCTGGCCTCTCGTTGAGCGGCCCTTCCCTGATCATATACGCAATCATCTACGGCTTCTCCCAGGATGGCGCAACGGCTTGCCGATGCCACCTCTCTTATTTCCAAGAGTGGGCTGATGTATGTGAGCGCACCGCGAGGAGTATTATCTCCGATCTGGTGCAAGCCGGATACATCCGCCGCGTGGCTCTCGGAGAGGGCCGTGGCGCGCTGGTTGAATACCGCGCAAACCTCGAGATTGCCGCCGAAGCACAAAAGGGGGCAAAATTTGCCCCTATAATTAAGGGGGCAAAAATTTCCGAAAAGGGGGCAAATTCGTGCACAAAAGGGGGCAAAATTTGCCGACAAGATAATTATATTATAATATATAAAAATATATTCTTCCATACGCGCGAGGATTCCCTCGCTACGGAAGAAGGAAGAAAAGAAGAAATTTATAAATTATTTTTCTTCAAAAACTCGGCCAACCCGTTGGCCGAATGTGAGGAGTTTATTCGCGTGAATGTGCTCGGCGAATGGCAAGATGGCCAGGGCCGCAAGATGGATACCTCGATGAGTAAACTCCTCGCGTGGGCCGATGGCTGGAATCTCAAAAAGGGCGCGAATCGCGTAAATGAATACTACCTCAACGCCTGGCGCGAGATATACAACGAGGCGGTACGGAATGAGGATCCAATCGCCCCGAAGCTCCTTAATCCCAAATTCAAGTGCGAAACCGATAAGGAGAGCGTAAAGCTCCTCGTTACGAAGGAGGTTATGGAGTGGATGGAGAAAACCCTTTCCCCGCGCGATAACCGCACATATGATGTGTGGATTAAGGGCTTTTGCCGTGGCCGCAAATTCTCGTATTACCTGATCGATAACCCCGTTGCGCGATGATACGAGTATATCCAATCCCTCCCGCACTTTCGGCGGATGAGATGCGTACCGCCCGGCTCCAGGCATTAAAGGGCGAATTTCCCCACCCGTTCATCATTGCGGGCCTCGCCCCGAAAACCCTTACCGATGGCGGTATCGCCACTTGGCAACTCATTATCTCCCCAGCCCAACCCGAGGATATGGGCGTGATCACGGAGGCCGATGCAAAGCGCATCGTAAAGCGCAATAATATGGAGCGCGCCGGAGCTTATCGATGGGGGCGGGTGTATGAGCGGCCCGATAAGGCCTTTTACAACCAATGGCACGGCTTCTATGGCACGAAGCAACTCGCGTGCATTTGGGATCTGGTTAAGCGGGATCCAGGATTCACCACGGAAATGAATCGCGGAGAGGTGTATGCCTACTATGAAGATGAGGATACCATCGTGATATGCGGGCCGAATGTGGTTGTTAATTTCCTTCGGGCGCGCCTCGGCGGAAACCTCTATCCAGCATCCGAGGCCCTTTCCAATCTCAAGATTCGTACTATAAAATTCAAGGCAATATGATGAAAGTTTACATTGTGAATCCCTCCACGCACAAACTCACCACCGTGGAGGAGTGGGCCAAGGAGAAGGATCCGAAGGCCGCGCGCCTGGTTGCCATCGCGTATGAGAATGGCAATGTGCTCTATATCTCGAAGAATAAGGCCGAGAAGGATATGGAGTGGCCGGAGGCGATGAAATACGCCGAGGCGTTCACCACTCCCGAAATCAATATCCCCTTCCGTGCCCCCAGCCGCCGCGAGGCCCTCGATATGACCGATGCGAAGGATTTGGGCATTATGGAAGCTCTCGATTTGATCGGAGGCAACGCCCTCTCGCCGGATTGGTATTGGACTAACGAGAGGATATCTCATTGGCTTGCCGCTCGGTACTATGCAGATAGCGCGTGGCTCTATAGCGGCAGCTACGGATCCACAGCTACAACTTTTACACCGCATTAACGGTGGTGCCGGTTGCGCTTTATTCCCCGAGCGTATATGAGAAAATAGCGAGGGGCTAACCTTAAACCTTGGTGGAGGTGTCGGTAACGCGCCTCCACCCTATTGGAATATGGCAAACAAGTACGGCAACGCACGGCCCAAGTATAAGGGCAAGAGATTCGATTCGGGCATCGAGATGCTCCGATATCGCCACCTTCTCGCGCAAGAGAAGAAGGGTGCAATCTCGGATCTCCGCCGCCAAGTGCGGTACACCATCATCCCAAAGCAAGATGGCGAGAGCGCGGCGGTGTATGTGGCGGATTTCGTTTACAATCGCGGCGGCGTGGAGGTGGTGGAGGATGTGAAGGGCTACCGTACCGATTTGTATATCCTCAAGCGAAAGATGATGCTCTACAATCTCGGCATTCGCATCCACGAGGTGGAGAATGCCGCCGATCCGCTCGGAGGGGGTATGATATGAGTAATTTCTTCTTTCGATGGTATGTGGCCGATATAACCATACGCCAGCACGCCGAGCGCATCCAGGCGGAAGCGGCCAAGAGTAATAACAAGCAATCAAAACAACAAGCGAAATGATAGATGGCTTTGAAGAAATCACCGAAGGCATTACCCCTTACGAGAAGGAGATGATAGTGCCCGCGCTGGTGAATGGATTGAAGAAACGGGTGGGCGCGCGTTACGCCATCCGTAATAAGACAATGTGCCAAGCATTGAAGGCGAGAGGATTCGAGAAGGTATCCGAGCCGAGGATTCGTAAATGCATCAACTATATCCGCATCAACGGCCTCGTTCCGCACCTGATCGCCAACTCTCGCGGCTACTATGTTGCCACCACCGTGGAGGAGGTGGATAAGTATGCGAATAGTTTGAAAGACCGCGCCACGGCTATCCTCGCAATGCGTAAGGCCCTCGTGGATCAATTAGGAGGTAAATTATTCTTGTAGGCTATGGCATTCGAGATTATTGTTGGCATCCTTGCATTCGTTGGCGCGATTGCCATCGTTGCGCTATTCGCCATCTTGTATGTGCTTGCCTTCGGTGAGCAACTCAAAGAAAACGAGATATATGAAGAAGAAGAATAACACCCGCGAGAATGTGGATCCGGCATTCCTTTCGTGCTTCGAGGCGGCGATGCTGGATTACGATATCCTCACCAAGAAGGTAGAGGATAAGAAGATGCGCCTCAAGCATCATAACGATCACCTCCTCCTCAAGAAGCGCGGCCAATGGGATGCCCAATGGCTTATGGATAACTATGCCGCCGTATGCTCGAAGGTGAGCAACCTCCCGCGCCGTATGCGGGATTTCGTGGAGTATCTCGGGGATAATGCCTCCATCATTTGGATGCAGACCGAGGCAACCATCCAAGAGCGGGCGAATGCCTCCAAGCCATCCAAAGAGGCAGAATCGCCCAAAGAATAGAGGGATACCGCAATGAGAAAACCGCATAAATCACACCGAATAAATACCAAGGTAACCGAGGCGGATTACCGGCTCCTCTCCCGCGTGGTGAAGGAGTATAAGTTTCGGAGTATCTACCAACTCGTGCAAACCTTGGTGATGTGCTTTATCCGCCACATCGATAGTGTGAGGGATGCGGAATACGAGGAGGGTATCGGGGTTGAGATAGATGAGATGTTTGATGAGATGATGAAGCCCTTGCCCAGATCCCGCGCGCAATACGATAAGCATAAGAATTGGTATGAGGGATGATAACTACCGCCACCTTCTCGGCTCAAGAGTTTGGAAGAATATCCGTGCCGAGTACCTGGCCCTCCATCCGATATGCGAGGATTGTGCGGCCCGAGGCGATACGCGCCTTGCCACCGAGGTGCATCACATCATTCCGATATCCAACGAAACCTCATACGCCCGTATGAGAGCGTTGGCATACGATAGGAATAACCTTCGTGCATTGTGCCACGAGTGCCACGAGAAAACCCACGAGGCAAGCGGCACGAGGTTGAATAAGGATGCGATCAGGGCACGCCACGCAAAGCAAGCGGCCTCATTCGTTGAGAATTTCCTCAAGCCCTCCCTCTCGCCGCCGAGGGGGGAGTAATTTTTCTTTCGCGCGCGGGAGCTCGGCACAC